GATGGCCTCCATGGCCACCTCGGAACCTCCGATCATACTGAACCATGATCCCTGGTAGCGTCCGCTCTTCACAGGAGAGAGCCTGCGTGCTTCCCGCAGCGCGAACGCGACGATCTCGCGCATCCGGGTCAGGCGATAGGCGATCACCCCGAACGGTTTCACCTGGTCCTCACTGGACGCCGGATGGCCATCGACCTCGATGTGAACCATCGGCCTGACGCTCTGCGAGGCGAGGAACTTCGCCAGCCCGGCGCGGGCTATTTGGATGTGCTTTTGACGGGCTGCTTCGGGTTCGAACTGTTTCAGGTTGAGGTAAATGACCTCGGAAAAGTTGCTGGGTTGGCGGGCCACGTCAGCCTCGCACCTGTAGTTCGATCCGTACCAGATCGTTGTCGATGTAGATTGGATAGGCGCTTTCCACGTTGCGAGGCGTGCCGACCACCAGCACCTGATCGCCTTTCCGGGGCACCCGCGCGTCAGCAGCCCCCGGCGGCTGCGCACCGGGCCAACCCGCCGCGATGATCTCGGTCGGCGACATGATAATTTTGGTGTCGCCCTGCACCGTGGCCGGTGTCAGATCCCTGGCCTCGTAATGGCGAACGAAAGCCCGGCACTGGACGTCGACTTTGGTGCGGTTGGTGGTGCCGATGAACCTGCGCAGTGTGACGTCCTGACCGTCAGCGGCGAGCGCGCTGTCCAGTTCACGCACCTCCATCTCAGAGGTCTGGCTCACGCGAACGATCCGATCCTATTGATGTAGCCGCCCATCTGCAGAATGCTCATGACGTCGGACGGGATAATGCTGTCCTTGGTCGGGTCGACCCACCACTGATATTCCGACACGCCCTCGATCCGTTTCATCTTCAACAGCGGATCACGGCCACCTTGGGCCAGTTCCACCTGAACGAAACGCATGGCGGCATACTTCAGATCCGCCGGCACGATCTCATAGCCCGCCGAGTAGATCGCGAATATCTCGCCGCCCAGGGGCTCGCCCCACCAGCCACGGCTGTTGCCGTTCCAGACGCGGCAGAGCATGCCCTGACTGACCCTGTAATCGGCTGGGTCGAGTTCACTGCCGCACTCTGTGACGGACACGATCTCGACGACCGGCAACCGGGCCATGATGAGCGACTGCTGGCGGCGGCGGTTGCGCCAGGTCTCGTGGATCGTTTCGAGACGAAGGTTGGGCGGGACGGCGCCGTCCTTGATCAGCGTGCACGCCGATGTGATCACCGCCGACACGAAGTCCCCGACAATGATCAGTGAGGCATCCTGGCTGGTGTCGCCCGCCGGAACACCAGCCGCGGCGCGCAGTTCCTCGATGGTCAGAAGGCTGCGATCCGTGTTGGGGACGGGGATGGAGATCATCGCAGCAGGTTCCACAAAGTGCCGTCAACCAGTTCGGCTTCGTCGAATTGCGAGTAGGCGAGAGAGCCGAGCCACCGCATGCGGTCTGGCATCACCGGCCGTTCGATCTGTTTCAGGTCCGTCAATCCAACCAATGCCGCCGCGCTGTCGGGATGCACGAAGACCGGCGTGCCGCAGATGACCGCTTCGACCGCCGCGATGGAGCCGTGCGAGACCAGCGCGTGCGCGCCTTCCAGGTCGGCCTGCAACGGCCTTCGGCTCTCCTTGTCGCGGATGATCAGTTGCCGGTTCGTCACGCGGGCCAGCGCATCGATCGTATCGGCGATCCAGCCCTCGCAGCGATGAAACCGGGCGTAGGTGCGTGACGGGGCGGCGATGACAATGTGATTGCCGGCGGACCGCCACGGCTTCACCTCAGTCTTCAACGTCTCCCACCTGTCGGCGGGGACGTCACGCGTGACGGTCATCTGGTAGCTGTTGATATGCCACCGGTAGAAGCCGCCGTTCTCACCCCGCGCCAGCCACGTCGCGAACACCCTGCGCGCGTAGCCCCTGTCCCAGTAGACGAATGTCCGTTTCCTCGCGCGCCACTCGGCGATCAACGTGGTCAGCAGCGGCGTGCAGCCGACGACCGGGATCACGTCATCATTCAATGCGCGCAGCAGCTCCGGATCGTGCCGAACAATCTGCCCGCCCTTCGCTTCGATGTGCCGACCGATACGGTTGAACAGTTCCAGTTTGAACGCACGCAGTTCAGGCGGTATCCACAGGCACGTCTGAGCCGGATCGATCATGTCGTCCAATGCTCCCGCACCCAGTCCAGCTTCGTGAACAGCGACGGATCGCGCCAGCCTGGAAACACCACCAGCCGCGCCTCCGCCGGAAGCCTATCAAGGTTTCCTCTCGGCCACCCTGGCTTCCCGAACGCGTAGATCCCGCTTGTCGCGCCGACGTTCCAGCCGGCGGCGTTCGGCAGCTTATGCCAGAGCCAGCCCTGGTCGTCGGGGAACTCATGGTATGGGATGGTCCGCGCCGCCTTGAGCGAGAAGTCTGACCAGATGTCAGGCCGATACCCCGCCTCCAGCATCATGATCGAACCGTTGTAGGGACATGGGTTCCCGCTGTTCGCGCCTCTCAAGATCAAGAACGGTTCATCGCGGTCGAACAACGGATCGAGTGGCCCGGTCACCACGCTGTCGAGGTCGAGGTTAACCAAACGATCGCCAGGAACCATCCGTTGATGCGACTGCCATTCCGGATCAAACATGCGGAGACGCGCGAAGCAGCCGGCGATTTTGGTGAGAGGGATGTCGTCCGGTTCAGGCGTGAAAACCCGCCATTGGTAAGGTTGCCGCAGATGCCGCGCGACACCGGCCGCGAGCCGATCGACATGGTCGTCGCCATATTTGTCGCCCCAGAGCCAGCATGAAACATGCAGCATGTCAGTCCCGCCAGATGACGCCGAGACCGTTATCCCGCCCGGTCGGGTCAAGCACGATCTCCTCGTGCCGGTAGTAGCCCTTGATGCTGTCCCAGAACGCCGGGACATCGATCTGGTAGCCGGTCCAGTGCGGTCCCCTCGCCCACGCGATGTCGTGAAACGCGACGATGCGACCGAGCGGTCCGTAGTTCATCCAGTCGGCGCGGACGACGTCGATGGTGTGCCCGCCGTCGATCAGGATCAGGTCGAACGGCCCCAGCGCCCAAACCTTCTTGACGACCTCCGGGTCGGTGCTGTCGCCCCAGATCAGGTGCGTGTCGTATCCCGCGAGTCGCAGCGCATCGACGCAGGCGGTCAGCGAGACCTTGCTGGCGGGCCAGTGCTTGTTATCCGGGGCTGGGAGATCGACCGAGACTGAGCGCGAACCGACCGGCATCGCCAGCGTCATCTGTTGCAACGAACCGCCGAACTTGGAGCCGATCTCCAGATAGCTGCATACCCCCTCCTGCCGCGCGATGGCGATGAAGCGCGCCAGTTCCGCCGGGTGCTGCATGACTTTCATTGACGTTCCCATATCGCCGCCACGCCGAGGGTCTTGCTGATGTAGCTGGTATGAATGCGTTGCAGCGGACTTAATTGCCGATCGAGGTTCTTCATTTCAGCCTCGTTCTCTCCCGGTTTGTCCGATGTCGCCCGCCAGCCGAACCATTTGACGGTGCGCTCCGCGAAGCCACGCATCAGCAAGTCCAGCGCCACCGGCTCCATGATCCGCTTCAGCTTGTGGTAGGTCGCCAGCATCAGGACGATGTCGTAACGCACGTCACCGAACACCAGCATTGCCCGCGGACCCTCACTCAGGTCCACGCATTCAAACCGGCTCTCGACGAACCGCAAATCCGCGAACAGGTGCCGCGCCGTCACGATGCCTTCCTCATAGATGTCGCAACCATGCACGAGGCGCGCTCCGTTGTTGGCCATCTCGAAACCGACCAGCCCGCGATTGCAGCCGATATCCAGCACCGAAGTCCCACGTGCACGCACCACGAGGTCGAGCATGCCGTCCATCCGGATGTCGTGGTACCCGGCTACCCGCCGGGCCATCGCCGTCTCACTCGCTAGGAGGTCGGGCATAGCCGGGCCATCGCATGTTCCACCACTTCCTCCACCTCGATCCGATCCATCGCGTCGCGGCAGTGGGCGCACGCCGCCAGTGAGCCGCAGGCCTCCGCGCCGCCGGTCAGGTTCGCGTGGATGGCGTAGCCGGTGGTCTGGGGGGGGATGAACCCACCGAAGAGAACTACGCCACCCACGCCCACGGCGGCGGCGCCGTGATGCATGCCGCCCTCGCCGCCCACGTAGGCCGCGGCACCCTCGAGGACAGCCAGGCCATGCCGGTAGCTGGGGCAGGGTATCGACCGAGCCGCCTTGAGCAGACGCGCACCGGGATAATGCAGTTGAACCACCTCCAGCCCCTCGGCCCGCAGCGCGCGGGCCACCGCCTCATACCGATCGAAGGGCCATTGCTTGTTCGCCACGGGGCTTTTCGCCGACGGGTTCGGCTCCATCAGGACGTAGGGCGCAACCCCAGCCACCTTCGCGAACCGGCGCTCTTTCTCCGTCAGGAACACCTCACCTGGGATGCAGCGGAACTCGTAATTCCAAATCCAACGTCCCGGCGCATGGCTATTATACTGCCTGTTGCCTTTGTAGAACGGTATCCACTCCAGTTCGAACGGGCTGTTAATGTTCGTGCCGTTCGGTGGCGCGATGTTCGGATTGCCGGCGAAGATAGCCGCGCTGTTGGCGTCCCATAAAATCCGCCTGCCATCTCCGAACGCGATTTTCTTCCGCCGAGCCGCCGCGCCGCGCGCGAGGCCAGTGGCCATGATTTGGTCACCGATCCCCACTTACGCTGCCCAACGGGCCAGTTCAGCCCGCCACTCGTCCGCGAACGGCACGTTCTCATACCCTGGCAAGTCCGGAATTCCGTTGGTGAAGTGGGCGATCTTTGGATCGATCGCCGGATCAGTCACGCCGACGAGGCAGTTCCATGATTGATCCAGTTCGCCGATCAGGTCGTCATCGAGCCAAAAGAACCGGTGGAGATCACGGCCTGGGACCGAGTTAATCAGGTCGATCGTCAGCGCCCGATTGGCGTCGTGATTCACGTTCCACACCATCACGCTCGACCAGTTCTTGCGCGAATACCGCGTCTGGATCTGGCCGTCCTTCTTGATCTCATCAATGGGATCGTGCCGGTGCTTGACGCAATAGAGTGCCTTCGCCGGATCAAGGCCGTCGAAGATGCGCGCGACATTGGTCCGAGCCAGGATGTCCCCATCGACAAACATGGCCCACCCATCGCCGGCCAAATGCGGCACCAGAAATCGTGCGTTGGCATGTTCGGTCGACATCGGCGCTTCGCTGATCACATCCCAGAGCTGTCCGCCGCGCCGCTCGATTGGACGTGAGAACAGTCCAACGCTCTGAAGGCTCGACAGGACCAGCCCGAACACCGGCAGACGGACCGTCATGCGGCGATTGATCGAGTGCCGCGCGACCGCGAACGCCGACGCCTCTTTCGGGTCGTATCCGATGAAAATGCTATGATCCACTCACAGACCCCATCCCTTCAACGCATCCTCCATCGCCGTCATCGGAAAACACGTCAGGCTGGTTAGCGGCGAGGCATTCCGCACTTGGACGCCCAGGCCAGGAAGTTGGGTCGCAGCGACCGCGAACGCTACACGCCAGCGTTTGAAGTTCCACTCCGACGGTTGCGCCCGGCCAGCCCCGACCGCCGGGCCAAACCAATGAACGCCGTATTGGTCCGACACGTCGAAACCGATCAGCAATATCCGTTTCGCGCCGAACTGGATGGCGAGGTTCAACGCCTGGAACCCGGAATTCCCGCCCGACCCGATCAGCCCAGGTTCATCGGTCAGCAGCCGGTCCTTGTCCTTGTCGATGCGGATGGTTTTGACTTCGTCGCACGGCGACTTGTAGGCCACCTTCAGGCCGCGATAGCCGGGCATCCCATCGTTGTTGCGCCAGAACGCCAGATCGCATCCGTAGACCATCTCCGCCCACGGGCAGATGTCGATACTCTCCTTGATCGCGATGGTTCGGACCCGGCCTTCAAGCGCTTTGACGTCCACCATCCTGGTCGACGGCCCCGACGCGACGATGGCACACGCCTCGCCGGTCCAATCGAGGAACCAGTCAGGCCTTGCCATCGCTTTTCACCGGACCCGTCGGGCCGGTCTTCACGACCTCCACCCGACCGGGGCGTCCAGCCTTCACCGCCTGACGCCAGTCCTTGCTGACGAGCGGTTGTCCCTCCGTCTCGGTCTGCGCGATGAAGAACGAGCCGTCCCAGGTAACGCCGTCGCCCTTCGCGTAGCGCCGCTTTTCCCAAACTCCACGATCGATGATCGCCGGGATGACCATGGGAAAGTCCTTCACCTTGTCGCCGCGCGACAGCCGGAACGTCACCGTCCGTTCGCCGTCGTGCAGCACGTCGAGCTCATCGAAGCCCAACCCATCCACGCCATCGCGCGGCTTCGGCATCTTCGCCACCTCCCGCACGATGATCTCGGCGAGCTCTTCCATGTCGGCGTCCTTGCCGTCCCTGCCGACGATCTCGCCGAGCTCGCGAAGCGTGCCGTCCGACAGCGTCAGAACCAGCCGTCCCGAGCGATCGATGATCGCGCCGGTCAGTCCTATGCCGTCGCGCCCGTCCTCGCCAGGTTCACCTGCCTCACCAGGCTCGCCCTTCTCACCCGCTGGTCCCATGTCACCAACCTCACCAGGATCGCCTTTCTCACCTCGGGAGCCGTCCTTGCCGTCGATGCCGTCACGCACCGTCGGCAGCGCCTCGACCTGACGGGAGACCTCCGCGACGACGAACCGGGCCAGCTCCACCCGGTCGGCGTTCTTGCCGTCCACGCCGTCCCTGGCCGGCGGCAAAGCGGTGACGAGCTCGCTCACGAACTGGCGCAACCCGCTTTCAACGTCGGCACGCAGCGCGGACGCGATCTCGGCTGGGTCGACCGGCGGGATCAGCCCCACTGCCTCAGCAACCATGCCCCGGAGGACACTGGGATCTACCGGGTCGGCATCTTTGCCGTCGGCACCGTTCACCAGCCCGGCATCGAGGACGCGGCCATTCGTCAGCGTCAGCAGCAATCTCCCATCTGGGCTCCGCAACGCCTCAGAGATCCCCACCGGCTCGAGCGCCGGTCGAGCCTCGAGGACCGCGATGCGTGCGAGCAGCGGCTTCAGCGCCGTATCGATGTAACCCCGCGCGCCCGAGACCAACGCGTCCGCGACGGCGTCATGGTATTCCATCGCGTGACCTCCCCCAGCTTCGGTGAATAGCGGATGTCATCGCCGCGGCATTGTCGTTCGCCGAGGCTTCGGGGGCTGGTGGAGCAGGTGCTGGCGCCCGGGCCGTCTTATTGAACGGATCGTCTTGCGCATCGCGCTTCGCCAGCGCCGCGAGGCTGTAGTTCTGTTCCTGCAAATAACAGGCGTCGCCGCCCTCGGTGGGCCCCAAATCGAACTTCCGGCGCGCCTCGTCGATCGTCATGATCCCGGCGCCGGTCGCCTTCGACACCGCTTCGACCTTGCGCACGCTGTCCATGCGCAGGAGATCGTCGAGGTCGAACCAGACCCCATAGGTCTTGCCGGGGATCGTTTCGAACTCCAACCCCTCATCCAGACAGGCTTCGATGTTCTCCATGTGCGCCTGGATACACTGCGAGTAATACTGCTGATCGAGCGCTTCGATGTTGTCGTACTTCGGCAACTCGCCAATCCCGACCTTGTGCGTGGGCACATGGAAGACGCTGCAAACCGATTGCGACGACCAGCGAAGCTGCTCGATCAATTGCGCATCGACCGAGGTCATGACCATCGACGCGTAGGTCAGGCCATTGCCCAGCACGGCGACCGTGCCGGAATTCGAACCCGTGAAATTCTGCTGCCACTTCTCCTTGAAGGTGGCGCTGTCGATGTCGCTGATCTTGTCGGGCGTTGAGAGAATGCCAGACGGCCTCGACCCATTGGCGAAGAACGCCGCCTGGTTGCGCTGAATGTTCATGCCCTGTGTCACCGCCAACCCGCAGGCCGACAACGGAGAGACGCCGCACAACGGATGATAAAGCGGCACCATCACGTCATGGATGATTTCGCTCGCGGGAACCGTTACCGCCTCGCTGATGCCGGTCAGGTTGTCGGCGGCGAGTTGATAAAAGACCGAGCCGTCAGGCGAAACCATTGGTCTGGTGCGGCTTGGATCGAGGATATACAGGTCGGTAACGATGCCACGTCCATCGCGCTCTTTCAGCACGAAGGTGTTGCCGTGGATCAGTTTGGAGACGATCCACTGCTCGATGAATTTGATGCGGTTCTGAAGGCGGTTTGGTTTGCGCAATACCGCGGCGTAGGGGGACTGCCCCTCGACCTCGCTCCAAATGCGGTCGGAATCGCGCTCCATCAGCATCAGCCGCGCTTTGCTCACGTCAGCCGCGATCAGCGTGATGCAGGCATAGACCGCCTCGTATGACGCCATCGTCTCGGCGCGCATCTCCATGTTGCGCTGCCAGGCACCCGTGAACGGTTCACGCACGGTCGGCCACCAGCCGCCAGAACCGCTGACGCCGCCGCCCCAGCCACCCATGGAGGGGGGCGCCGACTTGGTCCGCGTCAGTTCGAAGCCGAACAGGCGCAACTACTTGCCCTCCGCCCGTTCGTCGCGCCGCACATACCGCCCACGCCGCGGTGGAACTAGCGCCTCAGCCGTCTCGGTGCTCATCGGCTCCGCCGGATCAGCCGGGGCTGGTTCAGCCTCTGGCGCGGGAGCAACTGGGACTGGCGTCTCCACCACCGCCTCGGCTGGCGCGAGGGACGCTCTGCGCAGCGCCAGCAGCACCTTGGCCTCTTTGTCGGGGACGTCGATGATCTCGCCTGCTTCCGCGTCACGGCTATTCACCATGTCACGGACCTTGTAGCCGGGGTTCACTACGAGCCTGGGCATATGACCTCCCTTACGTATACAGCCGCGACCGGACTGCCGCGTCCTTCGCCTCAAACGCCACGGAAAGAACCTTGACGTTTCTGAGGTTTCGTTGCATACTTTTTACCTCATGGCTGGCAATCTGATGGAACATAAGAACCTCTTAGGCGCGACATTCGGGCAGTTGCGCGTATTGGCGCGCGCGGAAAACGCCAAGCAGGGAAAAACCCAATGGGTGTGTGAGTGCTCTTGCGGACAACAAGTAACGGTGCGGGGCCAATGTCTCCGGCGCGGTCATACAAAGTCCTGCGGCTGCTGGAGAGTCGAGGCCCCCTCGATTGCTTTTAGAACGCACGGCTTGTCCAAGACGCCAGAGCACAGGGCGTGGTGTGCGATGAAGGATCGGTGCGGCAACCCAAACACGCGCTTTTGGGAGCGTTACGGCGGTCGCGGCATCACTGTCTGTGAACGATGGGCCGCTTCTTTCGAAGCATTCCTCGCCGATATGGGGCCGAGGCCTACACCGCGTCATTCGCTTGAACGAAAAGACGGTAACGGCGCTTACGACCCCGAGAATTGTGTGTGGGCACTTCCTGAACAGCAGAGCAAAAATCGCGTTGGGGTGCGCATCATCGTGCATGACGGCGTTACCGACACGATGGCGGGTTGGGCGAGGCGAACGGGTGTTCCTTACCTCAAACTGCGCCGAAGACTGGAAGACGGATGGCCCGCGTCTCGGGCTTTTGATCCTCATTTATAGATCTTTGCCCTGACGGCCGCATCTTTGCTTTGAAGAAGGAACCGCAGCGCAACAGTCCTCTCTGGATTGCGCGGCAACTTTTCAACTATCTCGGTCGCGAGATGTTTGAACGGCCCAGACACCAACTGTAAGTGCACGGGCAAATGGTCGTAGGCAAAGAACTGCATGATTGGTTCTATGTCATCTGGCATCACCGATCCCCTCAACGTAAAAAGAGGCCGGGTTCATAGCCCGGCCTCGTTCCGATCACTCAGCGTATTTCGCGCCGCTGATCATGCCGACCGATGTAGACCGCCGCTTCGCCCAGTTGATGTAGCGCTCCGCTTTGATGGCGATCATGTTGTTCTGCCAAAGCGAAATCATCGTGGTCGCGGAGGTCGGCGGAGAGTCAGGCGCGCTGTCCATCTGCAGCGAGGCTTCACGGGACGCATCCAGTGTCACCTGTCCGTCGTCGGCCAGCAGAATATCCGACGCGTTGACCAGGATGATGGGATACCCGTTGGCCGGCACGCCGCCTGTCGCGGGAATGCCCTCAGACGTCACCACCGGGATGCCGACGAACGTGCCGCCATTCATCGACATGCCAGGAAATTCAGTCTGACCGAGACTGTTCTGCATCAGGCCGATGCTCAGCGCCGTCTGTTGCGTCATCAGCCACACCGCGCTGCTCATTTGCGAATTCGCGGTCAGGAACCCGCCCATCAGCGCGCGGACGTCGGTGCGTAGCGCGGCGCCGGTCGTGCCGCTCGCCGGGATCGCGACCACGCCGTAGGTGATCGAGGCCGGCGAGACATCGTTCGCAGCTTTGGTCGGGTCCACGAACTGACTGTCCATGAACTGGATGATCGCCGCGGCCAACTCATCACGCACCAACATCTCCGCGGACGGATTGCTGAAGCGCACCAGTTCTTCCGTCAGAGGAATGATCCCCGCGATCTTGGCGAAGTCCATCGAGATCGTATCGAATGCCATCGAGGTCAGCGGCTTCGCCCTGCCTTCGCCAACCCAGTTCACCGCGGCCGCGCCGGTCTGCCGGGGGATTTTGATCTTGAACGGCACCCGCCTCAAACCGGGAATACGTCCAATGATCGTCAACGGACGCAGGTATTCCACGAATTCGCTGGTGAGGTTCTGGTAGACGACAAGCGGACCAGCCCAGGTCGCATCGGATGTCGTGCCAGCGGCGACCGCCGCACGCAGCACCTGAACGACTTCCGGCGTCTCGATCTTCCACTGTTCATTGCTGTTGGCGATTTCCGCCGCCTGCATGATGTTTCCGCGCGCCGCGCCCAGCGTCATCGCGTAGCGAGCGAAGCCAATGCCCACGGGCAGCTTCGCCATCGACCGCACCGCCGACGCCGGAACACCACCGCGCGCGACGGCAGCGGTCTCAACGTCCGTCACCTTCTCCACACTCTTCGCCAGGGCGCGGTTGGAAACCTCACGGCGACGCAACAGCACGAGGTGATCGTCGATCGCCTTCACCTCGCCCTCGAGCGTGGCGTATTCCTCGAGTTGCGCGGCATCGAGCGTCTCGCCCTTGTCCGCCGCGGCGTCCATGATCTCGTCCATGCGAGCCGACTTCGCGGTCCGCGTGCTTTCAAAAGCAGTGATCTGCTCTGAGATGGTCTTAGCCATTTTGTGTTTGCCCTCCAGGGCTTTGACAACGGTTGTTCGTTTCGTTGCCGAGACGCCGGCGGGCCTGGCAGGCCGATCCTTGTCCGTTTCCTCGTAGCCAGACGCGGCCAGAAACGGAGCATCAATCGACTTGATCGTATGGATGGTGGCTTCCGCCTGGGCGGGGATCGTGACGAGCGAAAGCTCCATCACCTCCGTCTCCAGAAAGTGGACGCCACCGTCATCCATGAACGAATACTCAATGGGCCGAAACCCAATCGAAACGGCCTTGACGAGGCCTAGCTTCACGCTGTGCCATGCCTCATCGAGCCGGTTCTTCAGTGTGCCTTCCTCGTTGAACGAGGCGATCGAGGCCGAGAATGTGACGCCGGCCTTCGTCGGCTTGTCGAACGTGACACTGCCGACCGGCTGATCGCTCTTGTGCTGCCACAGCAGCGGCATCGGGTTCTTGTATCGGATACCCAACGGCTCGATGATGTCGCCCATCCGGTCGGTCGATGGCGTCGTCGCGATGCCAGTGATCTGACGCAGATCATCCTGGACGCTTTTCACGTCCAATATCGTATAGGCGCGATTCATTTCAGGATTGCTCCTCGCATTCATTGCGCCACCAGCAGTTCCAGCACTGGTTGGCTCGCCCCGCGGCCTCGCCGTTGTCGGCGCTCCAGCGGTATCCACGCGGACGCAGGCAAAACAGGCACGGCGCGTCGGCGTTGTGATCGCAGTTAGGCGGCGGGTGGTACCGTATGCAGGCGAAACACAGTTGCTCAGCCACGCCAGGCCCCTGTCCCGCCCAGAATTGTGCTTGCTATCGTCCAGAGTGCTGGCTAAGAGCGCCGCCGCGGATCACGCCCCTCCGTGAGGGGCACCGGGTCGCCACCGTGCTGGAGAGAACGGCGGCGACCCTGACCGTTAACCGAAGAAGGAATCTTCGATCGTGGCTAAGCACATCCTATCAATGTCCCTCGCGACCGTCATTGCTTTCGGCATGGCCGGATGCGGCCCAACAGAGACGGCGCAACAAGCCATCGAAAGAGAGAAAGCAGCGGGCACCTGGCCAGTCCACTTCAGACACGACTGCCTATCCCCATCGGCTTGCACACCGGCACGGCGGGCCAGTTGGGAAGCCGCCATGCGAAAAGACGACGCCCTCGCCAGCCTCGCCAACGATGTATACGCGGACGAAGTCGCAACCTACGGTCGGCAGGCGGTTTTGGAATGTCGGTCGCGGATGCTCTCGACGAACGCTTACATATACTGTCTGGAAGCCAACAAAGGCCGCTACGCGAAGAAGTGAAGCTTCATGGAGTGGAGTCTACCAGCGGTCAGGCGCGAACCGGTGGGCCGTAAACCTGCCATCCCAAAAGCAGGAACAGGACGAAGTCGAGCAATCGGTTGCCAGCGAGGCCGTAAAAACCACCGACAAAGCCGCCATACACGGCCAGCGAAAACACAAGCCAGACCAGCATGAGCACCCAGAAGATCAGACCCCTGGTCATGGCTTACTCTCCTTGCGAATTGGCTGCTTACGCGAAGAAATATTGAAGCTCCCGCTTACCAGTGGCCTCGGGATTGGTGGACATGATGTCGATCGCGTCGAACATCGCCATCGCCGGATCGATCTTCTGGTCGCCGGCGCCTTGCTTCGTCGCCCGAATGGCCGTCGCGGTCGCTTCGATCTTGAGGTTGCCCACGCACCACGCCATCAGACCGGAACCGCCGTGGCGCAGCATCCCGCGCGCCAGCCGTCGCTCAGCCGTTTTGATCGCGTTCATCATGCGCCAGCCCTGACCGACGCCGACCAGCAGCTTATTCTCCTCGGTGACCCCGATCGTCACCATGGCGTTCTGGAATTCGCCGAGGCTGTAAGGATCAGCGGCGACCGCGCCGAGCAACCCACGATCCTTGATCTCCTCGACGATGTCGACCATCGCCGAGATGTCGCCGAGCTGATCGTCAACGATGGTCAGTTCCCCGGCCAGCGCGAAGTCCTGCAGCCTGCTGGCGATGATCTTGCGTCGGGTCAGCACACCGCGATGGCACCACGCATGCGACCACAACAACCATCGTTTCTCTCTGTAAACCTTCGCCACGCCGTCGGTCGTGATGGTGAACTCGCTCTCGACCCGCTCGCGGCCCAGAACCGAGAGACCAAACAGATCATCCAGACCACCGCCGTCGATGCCGACCACGATCACCTCACAGCGATCGAGTACCGCCTCGCGGGTAAGACCGCGCTCCGCCTGTCCCTCCCAGTAATCGGCACCCGGCCACCGGTTGCCCCGCAGGTTCATGCCGATCTCGACGTTCAGGTGCTTGGCGATGAACAGCCGCAGCGACCCGGCGCCCTCGGTTTCCTTCTTGCGGTATTCGGTGCTCAGCCATTCCAGGTCGACGCCGTGGCCCAGGCTGGGGTTCGGGATGTAGAACGTCTCCGAATCGCGCCACCGCTCGGCCCGCAGCATGTCCGGCGGATACTCGTAGATCAGCGGCAGGCTTGTCGGATCGACGATCAGGCCGTCGCGCACGTCACGGTGATAGTCCAGCCGCTTCTTGAACACGCCGGCTGGTGGTTCGTCGCTTTCGGTCGAGAGGTAGATGACAAAACCCTCCGGTCGCGCGGCGAGTGAACCGGTGGCCTCGCTAAGGATGTTCTCCGCGCTGGCCTTCTTGCCGAACAGCCACAACTCATCGATCAGAATTCCGATCGCCTTCTGACCGCCGACCGTCTCGGCGTCCGCCGCTTTCACCGACAGGGACGCGCCGTCGAGCCGGTTCTCGATCACCCGCGTCACGGCGCTCGGTTTGAATCGCGCCTTCAACACCGGGTCGGCGTTGATCATGCCGAAAGCCGGCGAGAACGAGTTGTCGGCGACGTCCTTGGTCGGCGCGAGGATCAGATACTCACCCTGTCGCCGCTCGTTCATGATCAGCGCGGTGACCATGATCCCGGCCGCGATGCTCGACTTGCCGTTCTTCTTGGCGACAAGCAGCAGGAACTCCCGAATGACCTGTCGCGCCGCCGCCTGGTCGTAAGCGCCGAAGATGGTCCGGACGAAGTCAAACACCCACCGCGCGCAGGCCTCGCCCATCGTCGGCTCACCCAGGACATCGACCAGCCGCAACCGCTTGAAGATGCGCAGCGCGCGGTCGGCACGATCCTGCCAGAGTGGCAAGGGCGGGATCAGCGACTGGCGGGCGACAATCCTCTGCTGCCAGTCCGGCAGCGATGTGACCCAGTCCTCGCGCGCCATCAGTTAACGAAGCGGCTTGGCAGCGGCACGAGATCCTCGCCCCACTCGCCCGCCTCATGCGCGTGCAGCGCCACCTCGTGCGCCACCTCTTTCTTGCCCTTCGGACGAATTCTTACCGGCCGCTCGGGGTTGGCCGCGCTTAGGAATTCCTCGACCGAGCGAGCTGCCCCGGTGATCCGGATGTATTCCTTGATCGCGGCGACGTTCAGTTTGCGCGCGGCGCGCTTCAGCAGCTTCAGCGCCTGTTCCCGCTCCTGGTCGGAGCCCTCTTTCAGGTCCGCCGCGAAATGCTTCCGCAGCATATCGACCTTGATGCCGAGCCGCGCGGCGATGCGCCGGTCCGACCACTGATCTGCTCTCAGCAGCCGCACGGTATCACGCAGCGCCTTGGTCGGCGTGAACGTGGGTTTCGAAGTAGAGACCATGTAATCCCCGCTGTTGATCAGAACCGTTCGGCCAGTCTCCTGGCCCGCTCGGCTGCTGTCTTCTGGTTGTGGCAACCACCGTCGAGCAGCCGGATATTGGCGGGATCGAACGGCGGACCGCCGTCGCGAAGCTCGCGGATGTGATCACCATAAATCCGCACCGGACGCCCGTCCGGCTCATGGGTCCGACCGCATTGCTCACAGGCACGACCACGCTCCCGGATCAGACGAACGACCAGCGTCTTCCATTCGCGGCTGAGGTAGATGGGATCGGTGGCCTTCTCCGGTGGTTTGATGGCCCTCGTATCGCGGATGGCGAGGCGTGCCGGCGCGGTCGTCAGCCGGTAGCGCATGGGTTTGCCACTTCGGGGGGTTATGACCCTTACACTGGTTTGCGGGCTTTTGCGGACTTTTGCGGGCTTCTGCGGGCTTTTTGGCCCGTTTGTCCACTTTTTGTTCGGATAATCCAACCCATTAGCGTGTCCGCCACCCGCCTGAAATTCCTGGCCGGCGCCAAATTTTGTATGAAAGACTAATGATACGGCGACCACCG